GCAGAGGACTACCCTATCAGCAAACCTACAAAGGAGAAACCTGCCACAAGACTGAAACCGGGGAACCCCGATGACATAAACGTTCACTGAAGGACCGGAGGGTAACACTCGTTACGCAACTGGTTAACTACTGATAAGACGGGCACGTCTGTATCACAGAGTAAAGATTTGGATCGCACGATACACTGGAACACCATTCTTGACGGAATGCCAGTCACTGCACGGAGAGCATCAAGACTTGAGATACAGATTCGGAACAAGCAAGCGCCCACGCAGTTCCGGCACACGGGCTACTAGAGCCATATCTAGGGAGAGTGGGCATCGCTGAAAAAATAGGCGGTGTTTGGGGTCCATGAAGTGAACAGTACTTATATAACACTACGGGAATTGCCTAAGGCTATCGTGGGGCGGCGTCAACCTCCACACGATAGGGTAGGTGTTCTATACCCAAACACATACACCGACAGGCTGAGACTAAGCAGAGGAAGACTTCAACATCTTCACTTGCTGAGCGTCCAAGAAGACAGTAGCTGTGCCATTGACAATCTCCACCTGATCCAAGGGGACTCCAACCTTAGACGCAATTACTGCCTTCGTCTTTATTTCGTCCATAGGTTCGTATGGCTCAAAAAACTCTCCATCCTCTGCTAAAACCTGCATCAAAGGAACAGGCGCTGGCGGAGCGCCACACGTTTTACAGCATAGACGATCTTCATTGATCTTGGGCTTACGGGAGCTTTCCACGGAATGCCCACAGTCAAGTTCGATGTGCCACTTAGTTTTCCCATACTCACCCAAACGAACAGCTTGAGTTACCATCCGCTTCGGACCACGTTTACTCATACAAATATCGTACCAGCACCCTTGACTCAAGACCAGCGAAAGCATACAATACGCTTATGGACAAATCTAAACTTCTTGAAGACGCACTGGGCCAGATTGAAAAACAGTTTGGGGAAGGTGCAATCATGCGCCTCGGGGACAACGCCTCAATGGCCGTAGAGACCATTTCAACAGGATCAATCGCCCTAGACTTAGCGCTCGGTGTTGGTGGCCTCCCACGAGGGCGTGTCACTGAAGTTTACGGTCCAGAGTCGTCAGGCAAGACCACGGTAGCTTTGCATGTGATTGCTGAAGCACAAAAGAACGGCGGGCAGTGTGCATTCATCGACGCTGAGCACGCCCTTGACCCAATCTACGCAAAAGCAATCGGATGCGACGTAGACTCTCTACTCGTTGCTCAGCCAGACACCGGGGAGCAGGCGCTGACCATCACGAACAAGTTGATTGAATCAGGTGCCCTAGACGTTGTAGTCGTGGACTCGGTAGCAGCCCTTACACCCCGTGCCGAGATTGAAGGCGAAATGGGTGACAGTCATGTTGGACTACACGCACGACTCATGTCTCAAGCTATGCGTAAGATTGTTGCAAACTTGAACAACTCAAAGACCACACTAATCATGATTAATCAGTTGCGAGAAAAAATTGGTGTCATGTTTGGGTCACCCGAAGTGACCACTGGCGGTAAGGCTCTAAAGTTCTACGCATCTGTTCGCCTAGACATTCGACGCATTGAAACACTGAAGGACGCTTCCGAAGCAGTCGGTAACAAGACCCGTGTTAAGGTTGTGAAGAACAAGGTCGCTCCCCCATTCAGGCAGGCAGAGTTTGAGATTGCTTACGGTGAAGGTATCAGCCGAACCGGGGACATTGTAGATATCGCTGCACAAATGGGAATCCTTGATAAGAAGGGTGCGTGGTACGCCTACGAGGGCACGAACATTGGACAGGGGCGGGTTAATACCAAGGCGTACCTTGATGAAAACGAAGATGTACGGGAAACAATTGCGAAGGCAATCTACGCTTCGATTTGACAGACCGTAGGATATGTGGTAGCCTTCCTATTCCAAGGAGGAAACCACTATGCCTAAAAAAGCAAAAACAACCGAACCCGTAGGCCCGCCTAAAGGATGGGTTGTGTGTGAGACATTTCAAATGTCGCCACAAGTAACGCTATCCAAAGGCGATGAATGCCGAGTAAAAGGAGAGCAAGGCAAGTTCGTATTCTTACGACATGTCTGGAACACCAACACCAACAGTGAGTGGGTTGACGTTTGGGGAGGCTCAGCCGGTCATAGTCAATGGAGGTCTGTCAGGATCGAACGGCTGAAGCACATTCCGAAAAAACGCTCCCGTAAAAAGAAAGAACCCCGGTCACATCAGTAACCAGGGAACTCTCCAGTTAGGGGGTTACACAAAAGGAGTAAAACTCGTCCCCTAACAGTTGTATTCTACAGCATCACTTCACGCTTGTTCAAGCGATCTGTGTGCTACCTCAGACTACCGAGGCAGTTGAGTGGTCGCCAACCTTTGTAGCGGCAAATGACTTCACCACTGAAAGAGCGGCGGCAACTGCTGCGGTGGCAGCACCCTTAGCTGACGCCATGTCAGTCACGACAAACATTGCCAAAAACGTCTGAGCAAATGTCATGAGGGCACGTTCTGCAACCTGCTTGTAAATACTAACTTCCATACTGTTCTCCTTGTTAGGGGACTATGACCAAGACAATCTGTCTCTCTTATATTGTACCATACCTCATATAACATGATAGGAGGACAATTATAAAAGTTATTTAACTTTATCTGGTGCGAGTCTGAATGCGGCATCAATTTCGTCCGCAGTAACCACCCCATCATCAGCATAAGCCCCAGCCAGCTTCTGCAAAACAGTAGCGGTTGCTGTAACGCCAGCGAGAAACGCAGCTTTCCACGGCTCAATACCACCGATAAAGCTTGCACCGCCAATGATAGCCATAGCATTCATAACAAAAACCGCAAAGATGCGGCCTATGGTGTTAACAATCAGTTTACGTGTTTCATTCTTCATTTTTATCACTTTCCTTTTCATCATCTATGTAATCCAATACAGTTCCTAGTAGGTGCAGCCCTAGCCCTGCAACAGAGATATAAATACCTCTATGTAGTGTCGTGGACGATAGGGTGACGAGAACCAAGCCTGTTCCCGCCAAGGTCCAGCCGAGGTAAAGCATTTCCCGTCCCATTCGTTTGACAGCACCAATTAATTTTTCAACCAACTTCATATCGCCTCCTTTCAGCGAGTCTTTCTTCTTGAACTTTTTCTGTCGCCGCCAGAGTCGCTGCTACCACCGCCTCCGCCTCCGCCACCGCCACCTCCGCCACCTCCGCCAGCAGGACCAGATGGGCCGGAAGATGCTGCCGCTGCAACAACAGTGGCCGCTGCCGTAGCTGCAACAACGGTACGCCGAGTTTCCGTATCGACGGTAGACCCATCTGCTACGTACTCGTTGTAAGCGTCATCCTCAAAGATGTTAACTGAGTCCTCAAACTCTTCTTTGACTTCCCCTCCAGCGTCATTCAGGGCGGTGACAAGAATCTTTTTACCGTCGTCAGAAATTTCATCAAAGTTTGCTTCTGACACAAGTGCGCTAACCTCTTCGACTGTGACTTCACCGTCAACAACATCCAAGAAATCTTCAGCTAGCTGCTCGTCTATGGCGTCAAGTGCTTCAACAACTTTTTCTTCAGCCTCGTCAACCTCAGACAGTTCTACGCCCTCAATATCAATACCAAGACTGTTGAGGTCTAATGCTAGCTCTTCGTACTCTTCTTCAACGGCGAACTCTTCAAAGAAATCTTCAACGTCAACTTCTTCACCGTTGATGGTGACGACTTCCGGCTCAGGTTCCGGCTCAGGTTCCGGCTCAGGTTCGGGTTCCGGCTCAGGTTCGGGTTCCGGCGCAGGCTCGGGTTCGGGTTCGGGTTCGGGTTCTGGCTCAGGCTCAGGCTCAGCAGGAAGAGTCGTCGGTGGTGGGGGCGTCGTCGTCGTCGTCGTCGTAGTAGTAGTGGTCGTAGAAGTAGTTGTAGTTGGGATTACCGTAGTAGTCGTAGGGGGTACGGTTGTCGTCGTCGTCGTTGATGGCGGAACCTCCGTTGTTGTAGGCGGCAACGTCGTTGTTGTCGCTACAGGTATTGTAGTTGATGTAGTAGTCGTGGGCGGTGAGGATGTTGTGGTAGTAGTCGGAGGTACGGTCGTAGTAGTCGTCGTTGTCGTAGTCGGAGGTACGGTCGTAGTTGTAGTCGTCGTTGTCGTAGTCGGGGGAACCGTAGTAGTGGTAGTCGTCGTAGGCGGCGGTCCCTCAACTGTTAAAGTGACCTCATTCGACCAGCCTGAGTACATCCCCTCTGTATCATTATCAGAACGCACACTAAACACATAGTCAGCACCAAAACCACCAGTTGAAACAATTTGATCATAACTAATGACCGCATCAGTGGTTTGAGAAGATACAGCCCACCCGCCTTCAGTTGGAAAACGCCAACTGACAGCATAGCGTTCAGGTTGTACGTTACCCACGTTTGGCTCATCCCAGTCCAATACAATTTGTTCGCCATCGTCCACCACCGTAAGACTCATCGGGGGTCCAATAAAGGGCGGCTCAGTTGTAGTTGTAGTTGTAGGGGGAAGAGTGGTAGTTGTTGTTGTCGTTGGCGGTATGGTTGTCGTAGTTGGGGGCAGCGTAGTGGTAGAGGTAGTGGTAGTGGTAGTCGGTGCGGTAAGTGTGGTTCGTAAATTGACTTCAGAAATCAAATCAAAGGAACCGCCTCTGTTCCCCCCATTAAATCCGATACCCTGTATGGATGGATAGTAGCCAGCACGCAACCGATAAGTCCCATCAGACAGGTATACGGTCAGCTTAGCAGACACACACTGAGTCTGGGGGTTGTGGTTACCGTCATCATTATGGCCTACATACGCACCATCGGCCCGGTACAGCCACAAATAAGGGTCAGTGACCTGAGATTGGTAACAAGAGTCGTTTGAGTTTCCGTAGAACACCACAGTTTTAGCGGTATCAATATCAAAATACCAGTCGGACTCTGCGCTCACTACATAGGTGGTGGCCGATACCTGAGCAGGGGCGAACCACGCCAGCAAAAATACCCAAACCAGCGCTAATTTAGCCAGCTTTTTATACAGTTTACCCTTATGCAGCATAAGACCGCTCCACCTACCACTAACACCTATTAATATTGTACAGTGATAAAGACTTGCCAACTGTCAAACAAGCGGTATAATAAGACACATGCCAACATATACCTACAAATTTATCGAGACAGGCGAAACGATTGACACTCAGCAGTCGTTCTCTGAGGATGCACTCACAGAAATGACGCACCCCAAGCTCGGTAAAACCATGTCGGTTAAGAAGGTCTTCCACGCTCCAGCAATAACCGGCTTTGAAAACGTACCAAAAACAGTGTCACCCACATACAGGCACGACCGGTCAACTACATGGAATAGCGCACAGCAGGAATGACATGGCCCGCTTAACTTTCCTCACAGGTACAATGTCGTCAGGCAAAACGACGCACCTGCTACAATCTCATTTCAATGTCGAAGACGCCTTCCCCGGACAGGTTATGTTAATCAACAAGCACGACCGTTCAGGTGACTCTGTGTGTAGCACCAGAATGGGCGGCATGAGTCTTTCAATAGGGGTTAACGACGACGTGAACCTAATTGATTTAATTTCGGAGCAAGAGAAAACCACCGACGCCAAAGTCAAATTCATTTTTGTAGATGAAGTCCAGTTCTTTACCGTAAAACAGATTGAACAACTAGCACATCTGGTAGACGTAAGCGATATCGAAGTAAACGCATACGGATTACTCACCTCGTACAAAGGTGAACTGTTCTCAGCAGCCAAACGACTAATAGAACTAGCGGATCGTATTATTCAGATTAGCAATGGAATGCGATGCTGGTGTGGCGCACGGGCTACACACAACGCTCTTTACTTAAATGGTAAAAGCGTAAGTAGCGGGAGTGAAACAATGGTTGATAACGCCGACGATATTGACTACAGAGTAATGTGCAGGCGGCATTTCATGGAGCACATCTCCTGCGGCTCACATAGCTACTTGAATATTCAGCACTCCAGCCTCCTCTGACATAACATTCAGACTAAGCCCCTCAAACAAAATCGTAGTAACCTGGATCATGTCATCCACCGCCAACTCTCTGTCTGCATCGTCAGGATCGGACAAGTCCACGAGGGTGTCCACAAAGTAGTCAAATAACGCCATTCTTGCTTGTTCAATATTTTCTTCAGACATGCTGTTAGTCTAACCTGTCCTAAGAAAAAAATCTAGCAATTCAGTCTTGACACACTATCAAGATGACAGTAAGATACATACATCTGTACATCGACAAATGATAGGAGAACTAATGAGCAATGCAGATATCACAGTAACAGGTAACCTGACAGCCGACCCCGAGTTGAAGTTCGGTGCCAATGGCAACGCACGGCTATCCTTTTCGGTAGCATCAAACAAGCGGTTCAAGGTGGGCGACGAGTGGCAAGAAGAAACATCATACTTCAACGGTGTGGCTTGGCGAGGAATCGCAGAGCAAGCCGCCAGTGTTCTTGAGAAGGGAATGCCTGTAATTGTTAAGGGCCGTCTTGAACAGCGCTCGTGGGAGAATGCAGAAGGTGAAAAGCGTTCAACGGTAGAGATCGTTGCAGACGCAATCGCCGTCAACACGTTTGGAATTGAGAGCCTTGAGCGCCGCCGTGGTGGTGCAGGTGGTGGAGGAGGCGCAAGCCGTCCTGCCCCTCAGAAGAAGGCCACAGTTCCTGACCGTGACCCCTTTGAAGACTTCTGATTAAGGTTTTACTAGAGTTCAGAATCAAGTATACTTATGTTTCTTGTTGTTTATCCATAATTGAACTCTAGTAGATTGGAAGACGGCCCCCCGAAAGGGGGGCTTCTTCTATTATGGGATTGACAAGTCACCAAAAAGGGGTTATGCTTACCGTATGGAAAAGACCGAATGCAAAGCAATCGTTGAACTGCTCAGCGTCACTTGGGACAAATCCCTAGACACCGCTTCCATAACAGTTCGCTCAAAGGGCTACTGGGAATTCGTCCACGACCTACCCTTTGAAGAAACCAAAACAACTATTAAGCGTATGGGCATGGCTGGACGCAAGTGGCTCCCCAAGCCCGGAGAACTTCGCATCGCTGTTCTGTCTGACATGAACGAAGAACCACTACCTCCCGAACCTGAAGAAGCCTGGACGATCCTGCAAGCCATTGGGCAAAAAATTTACAGCGGCACATACGACTATCCCAAGCCCCACGCTGTGCTAGCCCAAACCATTAAACGGTTAGGCTCAGGCGCTACCGCCTTGACAACCAACTCAGATCGTGCTATGTTTACGTCCTTGTACGAGAAGACTAGAGAGGCATACATTTTGGAGCACTATGGAACCGATTGATAACGTACTCGCCCGAATCAACCACAAATCATCAGGCAAAAATCAGTGGGACGCTTCATGTCCCTGCCGTAGTGACGATGAGAACCCATCGCTGCGAGTCTCTGTAGGAAAGCAAGGCCAGGTGCTGATGAAGTGCCTTCGTGGTGGTGGATGTGAACTGAGCGAAATCTGCGAATCTATCGACCTTGAGCTTGGCGACCTGTTTCCAAAAGACACGCCCAAGCCACAAAAGTCTAAGCTGGAGCTTGTAGACACATACAAATACTTCTACGAAGACGGGACCCTTGCTATGGAGGTCTTACGCTTTGTAGATGATCGGGGTAAGAAAACCTTTAGACAGCGCCGACCCGAAGAATCAGGTGGGTGGAACTGGTCCACGTCAGACATTGAAAAGCCACTCTACCGCTTACCTCAAGTCATTCACGCTAGAGAAGAAGGACGCCCAATCTACGTCGTTGAAGGTGAGAAAGATGTACACTCCCTTGAAGCGCTAGGAAAGACTGCAACCACCAACCCCGGAGGCGCAGGTGCAGAAGGACAAAACAAGTGGATGCCCCACCACACCGAAGCTTTAGCAGGCGCAAACGTTATCATTATTTGTGATAACGACGAAGCGGGATACCTTCATGCACGAGCAGTCAACAAGGTTCTTACTGCTGCCGACTGCAACGTTAAAGTTTTTAAGCCTGGAACACACAACGATGTTTCCGACTTGCTTGATGCGGGTGAAGAGTTAGCGTCAGCGCTTGTGCCCTTCGATACTACGGCCATACCGGAACCAGAACTTGATCTGGAAGAAACCGAAGTCTCGGCGCTGGACAAACTGATCAGCGGTCTTTCTGATCTAAAAGGCAAGGATATGAGCGACAACCTTCTTCTAGGTAAAGTCGCATCGCAGTTTGACTCTTTCATTAGCGTCAGGGACAGAGAACAAGAAAGCGGCGGAAACCTCGTTGAATGGTCACCGTTCTTAGAAACTGACGTAGACCTCTCATACGATTGGGTCATCCCTAACGTGTTAGAGCGTCAAGAACGAGTCATTGTCGTAGCCGCTGAAGGCGCAGGCAAAACTACACTTGCCCGACAGGTAGCGCTAATGTCGTCAGCAGGCATACATCCCTTCCGTCGTGATGTTATGCCAAAGGTCAGAACACTGATGATTGACCTAGAGAACCCTGAGCGGATCATCCGGCGCACGTCGGCACGCATTTACGACAAGATCAAGTGGTTCGGCAAACATGAGGAAATGGATGCACACCTGCTTATGAAGCCTGACGGTGTAGACCTCATGTCGGCAAAAGACAAAACGCTTATTGAAGAGTATGTAGCCACAGTCCAGCCTGACATCATTTTCTTTGGGCCTCTCTACAAGGCATTCATTGACCCCGGTGGGCGTACAGCAGAATCTGTGTCACTAGAGATTGCTAAATTCCTAGACTACATTCGACACACCTATAACTGCGCTTTGTGGATTGAGCATCATGCGCCGCTTGGGTCAGGGGGGCAACGTGATCTCCGCCCATTCGGTTCAGCCGTTTGGTCAAGGTGGTCAGAGTTCGGCCTTGCGCTTGCGCCAGACCCAACCGACCCCGAACTTATTGAATTCAAGCACTACCGTGGTCAGCGAGAAGCCCGAGAATGGCCTGCCCTTTGTAAGCGGGGAGAATCATGGCCGTTTGAGGTTGTTGAGTTTTCACAGTACCAGAACGCTGTAGCACCTCAAGGATCAGGGCGAACGGATGAAGAATTAAACGAGGCTTACCAAAATGAAGAGTTTGATGACGAAGTTACCCCCTGGTAACAAACATAAATAAAAAGAAAACCCTTTGTAGGGGTTGACCATTGTGTGCTGCATTTAATAGAGTAGCGCTAAGAGCGATTTCACTTACCACTAACACCTAAGGTTTGTCAAGCGCTCCGGTTAGCCCCTCACCCGAGGGGCTGGCCTGTTTCTAAGGTCAGTTTTGTAAACACACATACTGATAAAAGGAGCAACATGAAAGATCAATTAGACGTACTAGATAACGGCTTTATCCGCCTAGACGCCAGCGATGCGACTGACCTCAGCGTAGTAAACGCAGCAAGAGTAAGCTTCGGCATCCATACTGAAGAACTGTCAGAAAAAGACAAAGGACTCATTGGATTCCTGATGCGAGAAAAGCACGGAACCCCATTTGAGCACAACTTCTTCAGATTCCACGTCAAAGCACCTATCTTCGTAGTACGGGAATGGTTCCGGCACCGCATCGGATGGTCATACAACGAATACTCAGGAAGATACGCAGAACTAAACCCCGAAGCATACCTCCCGTCGTCCACAGAAATGCGGACTCAAGTAGGAAAGCCAGGCGCATACGAATTTGAGCAGATGTCAAACTATCAATTCTCGAAAGATCGCATCAAACTCTCATACATGCAAAGCTTCGGCACATATCACAAACTCTTAGAAGAAGGCGTAGCCAAAGAAGTAGCCAGATTAGTCCTCCCCGTTGGAACCTACACCGAGTTTTACGCCACAACAAATGCACGGGCACTGATGAACTTCATCAAACTTCGTGGAGATGAGACGGCTCAATGGGAAATCAGACAGTACGCTAACACACTGGAATACTTCTTACAAGAAAACATGCCCGTCACCTATTCACACTTTGTACAAAACGAGAAGGTAGCTCCCTAATAAAGTATGCTATAGTAGCAATATGGAACAAATAGTCATTATTGATAATTACGAATACAACGGTGAACGCACCGACACTCCCGAGTTCTACGAGAAATACGGTTTTGCAGTCATTCCAAATGCAGTACCCAACGAACCTCTAGACATGTACGGAGACCGCTGGGACGCCGAATTCGACAACCCTGACAACCCTCATTTCGTTGGATGGGAAAACGACAAAGCCTACATGAATGTCCCCGAACTTAAAGAAGTACTATGCCACAAAGGCGTCAATAATTTCTTTAAAGAAATTGACATCGCTGTAGCGCTCCACGTCACAAAAACAAGAATGACTGTACAACACACCGGATGGCACCTAGACGCCACACACCCCCACGACATAGGACCAAAAAACTATGTAGGCGGATTAGTGGCCCTAGGTGACTGCGACGAAAATAATGGCGCAATCGAAGCCATCCCCGGCTCACACAAATGGGACCTGAACTATCGGGAACGCTACAGCAACCCTGACAGAACCACCCATATCACAACAGACGAATTTGAAGAGCACCGTGCCAAAATCCATGCCGAAATTGTACGACTCCACGCACGCCGAGGAGACCTGCAAGTCTGGCACGGACGCTCAGTACACCGTGCAGCACAGCCCACCGGAAACGGACTCAAGCGGCCAGCAGTCGTAGCCCACTGGTGCAACCGGCTCGTAGCCGAATCCGAAGTAACAAAAGCCGGAGGACACGTCCCATACGAAATCATGGCAGACGACCTCATCACAAACAAATCAAACTCCAACGAACACTTCTTCCAACAATGGGGAGACGACGGCGGATTCTACTACCCAAACTGCACAATCACCCGCACATGGATAGGACGAAACTTCCCCGAAGTACCCTACGGCAATGTGCTATGGGAAGAACTGCCCGCATACGGAATTGAACCCGATATGGGCGACCCAGACCTCCTATTACCAGACGGCGGCGGCAACTATTAAATTTGCCCCACCCATACAGGTATGCTAAAATAGCAGATATGGAACCCTACGGATATTACCCCGCATACACAAAAGCTGTTGACCACTTAGATGAAGTCAACCCAGACGCACTCTTCGCCAACGGCCTAGAAGCCGCCTGTATAGGACACACCGAAATCTGGTATAGTGAAGAACAGCGAATCAGTCTAGCAGTGTACAGCAAACAAAAAATTGTCAGGTTCCTCGCAGAAACCGAAGACATGTCATTCTCCGACGCAGAAGAATACGCAAAATCCAACATCTACAACCAATACATTGGACCAAACACTCCAATCTTTGTAGACGAAGCATACAACCCGGCACCAACCATGCTCGCTCCCCCCATAGCAGCCGAAGACATGTATGAACTGTGAAACGCCTCTACCTCAAAGGGACCGAACTAGTCCTTGACACGCCCTACAACAAAGATGAAGTAAAAGCGTTCAAAACGTCATTTCCCACCGCACGCTGGGACAAAATCGACAAACACTGGACCATCCCCCTCTCCAACCTCAAACGAGCAGTCTCCTTCGCAACCTCGTGGGGAATAGACGTGGACGAAGACATAATCCGCCTACAACTCCCCGACCACCCCGTAGGCGAAACTACCATCAGACTTGAAAAAGCAATCCTACAAATCACAGTCCCATACGAAACCCTACAAATCCACGACCTCAAAGCCATCCCCGGCATCAAATGGAACGCCCACCACAACCACTGGGAAACACCATACACCAACGTACACGACCTCATCCAATGGGCCGACAAATACAACCACCCCATCCCCGACCACATCCGCACACAAGCCGACATCGAAACCCAAAAAGCACAACACGCCCAAAACCTCACCACCGCAACCGACGCCAACATCAACATCCCCACACTACAACTAGACCTCTACCCATACCAAAAAGCAGGCGTACAATACGCCACCGAAAAACAACGCACATTCATCGCAGACGAAATGGGATGCGGCAAAAGCCTCCAAGCAATCGCCACCACAGAACACACAAACCAATACCCCGCCCTCATCATCTGCCCAACCAGCCTCACAGAAGACTGGAAAAACAAAATCCAAGAAGCACTACCCAACCGCACCATCCAAACCATCGAAGGCCGCAAAACCCCCAACATGACCGAAACCGACTACACCATCATCGGCTACCCAAACATCCACGCACAAAAACAACACCTCAACAACCAAAACCACAACACCCTCATCCTAGACGAATCCCACTACTGCAAAAACCCCGACGCCCAACGCACAAAAGCAGCCAAACAAATCGCCAAAAACATCCCAACAACCGGCAACATCCTCCTCCTCACCGGCACCCCAATCACCAACATGCCAGCCGAATACGCACCACAACTAGAAATCCTAGACCAAATCGACAACTTCGGAGGCCGCTGGAACTTCTACAAACGATACTGCGGCGCATACCGAGACAACTGGGGCCACTGGCAAATCCACGGATCAACCAACAACAAAGAACTCCTCAACAAACTCCAAACCACCTGCTACATCCGACGAGAAAAAGAACAAGTCCTCACCGACCTACCACCCATCACATACAACACAATCCACACCACAATGGACAAAAAACACCGCACCATGTACAACCACGCACTCCACGACCTCCAAGAATGGTACACACAACAACAAGAACAACTCGCCCAACAACAAGGCACCAACCCAACAGCCGCCCGAATCCGAGCACACTACGCAACACAAAACTACGAAAACCTCATCCAACTCACAGAACTCAGAAAAATCGCCGCCCAATCCAAAATCCCCCACGCCCTAGAATGGACCCAAAACGCAAACGAACAAAACCAAAAAATAGTCATCGCAGCCCACCACCGCCACATAGTACAAACCATAGCAAACGAACTCAACGCCCCAATGATCATAGGAGGCCAACCACCAAAAGACACCGAAAAAGCAAAACACCAATTCCAAAATAACACAAACTGCAAAAACATCGTCATCTCAATAGACGCAGCCGCACACGGACACACCCTCACAGCATCACACAACATGCTCTTCATCGAAGCACCCTGGACCCCCGCCAAATACCACCAAACCAGCGCAAGAATCCACAGAATCGGCCAAAACCACCCAGCAACAATCCACAACCTCATCAACCCCAACACCATAGACCAACACATCTACAACACCCTACAAACCAAAACCCAAAACACCCAACCAGCCATCACACCCACAGCCATACAAAACATACTCAACACAAAACCCTGACATAACACAAACCAACCAACACCCAAAAAAATATGCCACACCCCTCCCCACAGCGTCAGTTCGGCGGGGAAAAGTTTGCGGGACTTTCTGACCTTCTGCTTTTTGGCGATGTCGTTGGTCGGTGTCGATGGTCGATGGCGGACATACGTTCGGTCCCGTGTGGAGTGGGCTTTGTCCGAACGGGTGTTCGGTTCTGCCTTTGGCTCTGCCTTTATCGTATCGGTTGTGTGTGTGCCCGGTCCACTAGTCCTGTGTTGCCCCTGTGTGCCCCTGTGTGCTCTTCAGTGTGTCAATCTGGTGTATGGGTACCCTAGAACGTCAAAAGCCCCCACCCCGGAAGGGTGAGGGCCTGACTGGGGCTTAGTAGGGGCTAGCTATCTAGGTACATCATCCGAAGTGCCGGGCGCACCACAGTCCGAAACGCCGGTCCCCTGGCCGCATCCAATAGTCCAACCGGTCCAGCCACGATGACGGCGCACAGTCGTTGCACAGTGTCTCTGTGTCATACTTTGCCATCGGTACTGGCCGTGTGCTCATCGGCCCGGTGTGCTCCCAATCGCACTGCCCGCAATGATCGCAGTGTGTCTCGCACGCCTCATGCCTGAGGTCGGTAAGGATGTTCTTCTCTGAGTCGTTGTACATACCGTCATCATCGCACACCCCTTCACACGGTGTCAAGCATTTCTTTTTTTATTTAGATGTTGCAATCGGTCGTCAACGTAGGCATAATGGACTCATGTTCAAGACGTACTACATCGGAATGCGGATCACCGCCGACTGGATCGGTATTGACCCGTGGGATGTCGACATGCAGAAGCTCCGCCAGTTCGTCGCCATTCGTGAACAGAAGCCGGTCAGCCGGTTCTGGTTCGGTTCGCCGTGCCGGTTCATTCGGAGTATTGACCTACTCGTGCATGTCTGGCTACCGGGAGCTATTGCCGAGAAGTACCCGGAGCTTGCCACCTATCTTCGCAGCACTTCGCCACGATGGGGACGAGCTTGGAGAGATTGGTAAAAGAAAGGCTTGACATTCGGAATGGAAGGACTACACTGATACACATGAGTTACGACCCCATCACACGTTCACACGAAGCCCACATGGACCGCATGGACCAGTATGAGCTAGCGGTAGAAGCCTACCAACAGTCCGACTACTACCAAGAGGACCTAGAGGAGTCTGGCATGACCGAGAAAGAGTACGACAACTCACCCGGTTTTGATAACGCCGTTGAAGGGTTCATTGAAGATATGCGGGTGCCCGACTATGACTGGTGACGAGCGCTACGATATCCGCCCGAACAATAAAAACGGGTGGGATGTGGTGGATACTGCCAACCGATACGGTACAGTGTCGTCACACAAGACACACG